ATACAGAACGAGTTGGGCGGATCCCAACGCTCGTTGGGTAGTACCGTCCCTGTGTGCGTACCGAAACGGGTCTGTACCCGAATCAGTGCGCCAACATTAGGGATAGAAAGCATCAATAGGTTCCCAGTTCGTACTGTTCGACCCGCCAACGATCGTATTCATCCTCGTCGTTGATGAGGCAATATTCCTCGAAGGCCAGCGCGGCTTCGTACTCCGCGAACTCTGCGTTGAGGGACTCGACGACTTCGCTCATGGACATGTTAGCTTCCTTATTCATCATAGAACCATTATACTTGAACTGGAGTAAAAGTAAACCAGTGAAACTCTAATGGAATCAATAACTTGCAATCAGAAGGTATTCAGCTTCGGGTTGTGCTCGGCGATCAGCTCGCGCTCCCGCTGGTGGGCGTTCTTGCGCCCACGAACGACTTCGAGGACTTCCTTCCGCCAGAATTTGGAGTGGGGCCAGGCGCGCATGGAGTCATGCATGTCCCAGCCCTTGGCTTCGTGGGTAGCTCGAGACAGGTGACGGCGAAACCGTTCCTTGAGCGTACCCAGACGCGCCTGCCCGATCATGGCGGACAGGCCGATGTATTGCTCGCCTGTGGCCAGATTGGTCAGGCGATACAGGATGTGGTTCCTGTCGTTCCGCTTCTTGCGATTCTTTACCATACATTCATTATAGCTGAACGGGCGAAAAACGCAATAGGAAAAACTCTAATAGAATCAATAACTTACGTGCTCGTCCCCAAAGTCGCTCTCATCAGCCTCAAATTGGCCTGGGCGGAACTGCCAACGCTCTTTATTAGAGAGCCGCTGCTGAGCCTTTTTCTTTTCCCGACGCTCATAAAAGTCTTCCCGATTGTTGTGATCATAACGATCATTATACTCATAGTGCTTTTTCTTAGACATCGTATTATGCTTTCTTAGCCCTCTTCTTCATATCGTGGACGAACATCTCAAACAGCCCCTCGGTTCGGCCATATGCCTCGATTTCCCAAGGGGAATCCCAATAATCTTCAAGCGAGTCTGAACGCTTATAGATCCAACCCTCAAACTTGCTGGCTCCATCCTTGTAGTCAAACAGCTGGTTATTAGCGTACTGCTTGACGTGCACAAGTTCATGGATTAGGGTTTTCATTGGATCTTGCAGACGAGCAAATGGGTTTTTTGCTCTCTTATTGATTTTGGCCACAGAGACCTTGACGTCGAATACACGAATGCCATCAAAGTTTCCCATGTAATAGCATTCGCCCGACCAGCCTTTCATATCGTCCACGAGTTTCACTCGAACGTAGATTGTGTCTTGGGTCGACTTCTTGATGAACTTGTCCATCGTGAACTTGGAAACTTCTCGCATCAATTTCATATCATCTTTGTGAAGTTTCTTTCCGCTAAATCGTAGCATGAAAGTTCTCCTCTGCAATGACTATCATATTTATACAACCCGAAGAATTACGGTATCCTTGTTGATTCTGCCATTCATTTTATTCGGCTTCGAATTCACGCCATCGAGAGCCTTACGAAGCGCGATCTTACCGCCATCAGTGATGATCTTGAGAGTCGCCTCTGGTTTTCGTAGAGTTTTCTGAATAGACGTGTCCAGATCGAAATTGGTCAGTGCAGAACCCTTTACCAAGATACCTGCGCCATCGCTAGCATTATACACGCCCAGCCTACGAGTCTTGACGTTATAGACCCAGACCTGCTGGGCAGCAATAATCTTGACGGGATCAACAGACTGCAGCTTCAGTTCGTCAAACTTCGGCAGGTACTTGAGGTTCTTCACCATCTTATCGAAGGAGACTGGCTTCTTCTTGCGAGGTTTACGAGCGACCTTCGCATTGCTAGCAATTCTCTGAGCATCCGCCACAATCTTGGTGTAGCAAGTAAACAAATTCAAGAATTCTTTCTTGGTGAAACCGCCATAATATTCTTTCAAAACAGGATCTTTGAAGTTAGCCTGTAGTGTATCCAGACGCTGGGTGAAGTATTCAGCAATCTTTGAGGCATGCATAGCCTTGACGCCATTATCTACCATCCACTGGTATGCGTTCATCTTGGATACGTCGCCAGTGAGACCAAACTCATCTACGAGCGAGCCTTCCATATCACCGATATAGTGATCAGTCTTGGCAGTCACACGATCTTGAATTGAGATGACTTCAGCAGTCTGCTGCTTTTGCGGTACGAGAATGGAAGCGAGATGTTCCTTCAGCATCTGGTGCTGACCCGCGATAGTTGCCTGCGACTTCTCAGTAAAGACGCAGCCGCGAGACTGCATCCTGATCGCCCAGGCAAGCGTTAGGAAGTTCTTGGCGATATTGGCGTCAGAAATGCCGAGATACTTCGCGGCATCCTTTTCATTTTTGTTTGTATTGTACCAACTCAGAGCAGCATGGATATCTGTCTGAGTGTACTCTCTATCCCAAGTCGGCTCAATGTTTTCAGTGAGCCGATAGATCTTTTTAGCCATTGCTAGACTTCACGCTCTTGATGGAATCCAAACGAAACGAACGCCAGGCACCAACGCCAACATCCCAAACCCGAACTGCGTTACCAGCTTCCTCGGAAAGGACGGAACCGCTATAACGTGCATCCTCAGGCAGGTACTGTGGGAGCAGAGTGCATTGCATGACGCGATCTGAACCATCAACCTTGGTGAAGGTTACAGACAGGACTTCGTTACGCAGACGATCAACAATTTCACTATAGGAATACATATACCCTCCATTTACAGCAGATATCATAACTCATTTAGGCCAAACTGTCAAGTGAAATTCTACCACTCTGCTATGCCGAAGAAATAGGCAGCAGCGATGAAAAGTAGTAGAATTACACCTCGTAATAATTTCATATTAGCAGTTTTACAGCTTCTTTTGCCTTTTTCTCAGAAAAACCCCAATTCATTAATGATGTACGAAATAGGTCTTTCATCTCTTTCTTCTTACAAGAATTCTGCTTGAACATCATTCCGTTGTATCCAGCCCCACCTAGCCGCTCAACGTATACTTTCGGGTCACCGATTATGGCAGAAAAACACTCAATTGATTCTTCTACGCCTTGCCTGAAAGTTAGAATGTTGTACTTGTAACCCATATCAGTTGGTTGAATATTATTCTTTACACGAAAGAAATTCATCATCGTGTCTTTCTTGCCACTTTCTTGATCCTCAACTGCCGCCCAAACTACAGCGTCACAGTTGTTTATTACCTCTTGCTCTTTTTGCTTTTGGTCCATAGATCTTCTCCATATCTTCGTTTATTATACTGTCTTGCATATAATGTGTCAAGTAAAATGCATCAACAATATCAGTTACGGGAGAACTCAACTTTCCATTCTTCGAGAACACGCTAATCAGATCGATCTGAGTAAGCTCATAAAACGAATCGTACATCTTCTGCTTATCAGCATTGCCTTTACCAGTGGCATATTTCTTGACTACAGTTGGCGGTACAGTAAAGAACTTGTACCCATCCTTGTATAGGAAATACTTCATAAGACCACAGTTCTCAGCCAGATTGAAGACCCTTCCCTTTGATCCAAAAGAATAGTCTTCAATTAGTATATAATGATCTTCATCTCTGAAAGGCGATACGATATTCAAAACCCAAGCAGCGAGATTCTCATATCGCTGCTGGTCGCACATGTAATCTTCATGCGCATCACCCAGAATATTGTATACCTTTCCTTCTAGCCTGGGCGTGTCTGTGAGGAAATGAAAAAAGCTGTCCTTGAATATTTTATTACGACTAACACAAACACAAGGACATGTTAATGAATAGTCAATACCAATGAATACCATTAGTGTAGGGTATCTTCGTCATCTTCTTCGTTATCGTCCCATTCTTCGTCTTCTTGAATATTAACGATGTCTGCGCAGAAGGGGCAATGCTCAGCGTCGTAGCTTACATTGTCTGTGTCATAAATGAGTGTGTACTGTGAACCGCAATTGTCGCAGGACACTTCTGTTTCTATGTCGGCCATATCAACTCCTAGTGATTGCTATAATCTTATTGATCTGATTCTGAATCACCGCAGTTCTGTTTTCCCACTTGATGTAGGCTTTCTCTGGGTTCTTCATCAGATTATATAGGAGAGGTAAAATTAACCCTTCTACTTCCTTGAGCTTGGCTTTATACTGCTCTTCAACAGCCTTGGAGTACGCATCTTCTAGTTCTTTTTCTTTTGAGTCTAGCAGCGCATCAAGCTTATCTTGAAGAGCCTTCAGATCATCAGGAGATACAGTCGGCTGTTGCTGAGTTAACCCCAAAGCCTCGTTCTCATCAGAAAAAGAAAACCCAAAATCATATTCGTTGCTCGCCATTAGTCGCTCCAATTAATCAAAGAAAAATACTTGAAACAGTCGGCAGTTGTTCTTATTGTTGCCAAAATATTTTCTTGCTGCGTGAATACTTCTAGCGTCCCAGATTACTAGTCTGTTGAACACATTACCAACGACATCAACTTCTTCAAAGTGAGTTCCATCTAAGAAGTATGGTTCACCCAAATCTCTAAAGCATTCGTATATTCTAGAATCTTCATTAGTTCGTATCTTGGTCTTTTTGTGTGCTACCAGCGATGTACCAGTCTCAAACGGAGCATCTGGAGTCAAGTATATAATACCAGCCCATCTGGTCTGATCGCAATGATATACTAGCGGATCTTCTGGTGTACAATATTGAAACCTTCCACAAATACCATGAACGTCAGCCCAGTTAACAATCTTGTTTTGTATGATGCGCTCAAATTCTTCCTTGAGCCCTGGAAATATGAACTGCTGTAGACTGCGAACACCAACTGATCCGTTCTTACAGTATTCTTGCGCTAGGGCTATTTGCCTGACTGCATGCGGATCGGTGTAGAAATCATCTACTACGAAAAGCCTTGTTTGTCTATTTGGATTGATCATATCTTTGGTGCAACTCCATTTTCGCAAGACCTACAAATCTCAAAGCATTGATTATTCATAGGGGCTAACTCATAATACTCTTGAGCATACAAGTTACCCAACACAGTGCTCAGAGAATAATCCATGCAACAAAGAAGAACATCACCATTCGGCAGTATCTCATTGTGGTATAGATCTTCATAGCAGCCACAAGTTCTTGGGTCTTTAGCCTTTGGTGAATGCTTCACTCTATCAATATATTCTGCCATCTCTGGCTTCATGCTGAATTCGCCAATCAAATTTCCTGCTCTATTCCAGAATTCTGGGATGTGAGCCGTTGGGAAGTATTCCTTGACAGAACTATGCACATCGCCCATACACATAACATAAAAGTTCTTAATCTGACTCGAGACTTCTTTGAACGCCTTTATGACTTCAATATAGTTTTTATTTATGGGATGTTTAGCTATTCTCTGCTCATCTGGTAGATGCAGAACAAATCCACCATTAACTCCACCAGCGAAAGGAATGTTCTTTAGTCTATGCACGTCGCTTGGAGTCATACCAACGCCAGTCGTGAAGACAACAACCTCATGACCTCGTTCGTGCGCATAAAGAATCATGTCTGTGCAGTTCTTATTCAAGAATGGCTCTGTCAAACCAGAGAATGCTATTCTTATGTTTCTTGGTATCTTGTTCAAGATAGTCTTATAGTTATCAAATGTCAACAGCCTTGTACCAGAATATGACTTCTCGAGTGTTCTTTGTGGGCAGAACAAACAATCAACAACGCAACCAGATTCTGCAATATTAGTTGTGAACTCTAGTGTAGGCTGTTTCGTCACTTCCCATGGTTTGTAGTCAGAGCTATCGACGTTACAGAGCTTCTTATTCTTTGCATGAATTATGAATTGTCCATGGTATGTTGGACGCCACCAATTCTCAAAATCCTTGATGTATTGGTTATCTGAGATAATGTGAGTGACGTCTCTACCGCAGCGCTCATAAATCTTAAACTCAAAATCATTTCTGTTAAGATACAAGTCTCTGAACTTGATAAACAACTCAACAGAATTTGGGTGATTGACTATGTGCCACTCGCCAGAAAAATGCTTGACGTTGCGCTTGATCCAGTCATGATTCTCCTCGGTGAAGATATCATACTCGCCACCTTCGCAATCAAACTTCAGAAAATCAATTTTGTCAATACCATTATCGGCTATGAATTGCTTGAACGTCATTGTATCGTACACGTCACCATCGTGATGGTACACATAAACACCCTCAGCATTCTTATTCGCACTGGAGTCTGAACTAGAGATGGCTTTGTTTATCACCACCGCTGGCGCATCCTTCAAATTATTCTTTAGGGCATTGATTAACGTATTGGATGGCTCAATCGCATAGATTTTCTTTGGTTTCTTGTCTAGGATTGAGTACGAGAACGCACCACAATTAGCACCAACATCTACAACAATATCACCTTCTTGAACCAAGTAATGTCTTTCGTATGTTCTCTCTACGAAGTTTTCTCTGGCAAAGAGCGATCGATATTCAGCATCCATCAATCCCCAATCAAAGTCTTTATTAAGATAAGACTCTTCTGGTGGGAACATATAATCTTCAATGTTCTTCACCTTATCGTCGACAGATTCCATTATCTGTAGTACGCCAGCATCAATTAAATCTGGATGAACCCACCAGTCTTCAAACGAAGAACCACCTTCTGGGCTGACGTCATTAACAACGAGTCTGTATCCCTTGCTCTTGAGGAAATCTCGAGACTTTTGTCTGTATGACTTTGTACGATCAACATAGTGATCGTGCTCATATGTTATGACGGCGAACTTATACTTGTCGAACGGAATCTTCGTCATAATTTCATATGTTATGTTTGTTGGCTCGCAGTCAAGTTGCAAGTAATCAACAACTCCATTAACTGCTAGCTTTGCCAATAAGGCGTTGTAGTCAACAGTCAATGCATTATGATGCAGTATCTGGTTCTTTCTGCTGTTTCTATATTCTGTCACAAACTTCTCGTCAAAGTCTATGCCAACACCAGTCCAGTCAAACTCTTGTTCTAGGAGAGCAGTGTTGTTGCCATAGAAGGGACCAGCACTTCCAATCTCAAGGTAAGTACCATTTCTCTTACCGTTCAGCATTGACAAAACAAATAGGTCTTGGTACACTTGACCATGAGAAGTTCTCAACTCTTGTGCACCATTAAACTTATATCTTAGTTTTTGGAATTTGCTTTGGTCATAATGCTTATGCGTTAGCGTTACTGGCCCGATACCAATATTAACCAAATTATTAAATACTGCAGTTTTATGAATCTCGTCCATCTCGTTATAGTGGTTATCTGACAGATATCTGAACAGAGCTCGTGACTCCATTTCTCTGCCCCACCACCAAGCAGCTACAGCCTTCTCGAAGATTAGACCATACTTGCCAGGATATCCTACTGAATTTCTAAGAGGCGCCAAGTCAAAATCACAAAACTCTAGAGCGAGATTTGCGTATGTGTAGCAGTCTAGATACAATCTAGCACGTTCATATGACCTTGCTAATAGGAAATATGCTTCTGGGCGACGAGGCAAAAGCATGATAGCCTGACGAAGTATCCCGCGAGTTGTATTATCTCTGTTCTTTGAGAAATCAAACCCAGCAGCAACTCTAATCAAGCACTCATATGCTAACTCAGTATTTTGAGTTCTTTCTGCACACTTCAAATAAAATGTTACGGAAGATGCTGCCTGATTCAATGAATCATATATGCGAGCTAGCGCATAACACTTCTCAGGATTTTCTGTGTCATAAACATACTCATGTAGTGCATTCTGCAGTTCAGTTAGCATTAATATAATCCTCAATAAACTTAGAAGGAACTCTCAGTACATATGCTGCGTTATCCTGACAACCAAATGTAATCAGAATATCGTTTTTGTACGCAGCCATACCGCAACAAAATTCTACATCAGCGCCCATAAAAGAGAACTCAGACGTATACTTGAGCACGTTCCAATTCAAATCCCAGACAACAAATGCATGTCTGTATACAGCATCTTTCTTACCCGCTTCACTCTTAAACAAATCAACAGTATGAGTCAGCGCCATCCTATAATTACCAACATTAATTACCTGAGAGCTTCCTCTGTAATCTCTTGGTTTTTGCACATAAGAACCATGATATACTGTTTCGCAAGTTTTCTTATCTGGGTCAACTCTTACAACTTCTGTTGGGTTAGACCACTTGACGTAATGGTATGGCATATCAAGAATTGGCATCCAGTTCTTTTCGCAGTATGTATTGTCAGTGCCTGGAGCGGGAATTCTAAATCTCGAGATTTCCTTAACACCATTGGTTGTGTCAAGTTCTGACAGTTCCATTCTACCTACGCCATTTGGTGTGGTGTCTCGCCTGACACCAGACAAGTATAGATGATCATCCCATCTGAATAAACGAGCATCTTCAAGGCCAACGAATTCCCAAATAGGTCTAACATCTAACTTTGATGTATCAACTTTATTGTATTCTTTAATTCTCAGATTGTTATCTAGTTTACAAAGATAGTTTGTTGTGGTCAGAGTTATGTCATTTTCTGGATTGAGATACAATAAAGGGCCATACTCATGCTCAAACTTCTTCTTCTCAGAGTGATAGAATGTGTACTGACAGTGTCGCATACACAACAATAATTCTTCGTTATCGTTGTAGATAGATGGATTAAATATTGCTGTGCCGTTAGTGACATCAGACGGGATCAACAGGGGAGTTATACTTCCTCCCGCATCAAGCACTTTCTTAACGAAATTCATAATATCTCTCAGTCAATAAACATATAGTTATCAATAAGATTGGCAGGGGCATCGGGACACTGCATTCTATTTATGGCTTCCACCCCAACAACATCTGGATGCGCCCACCAGTCTTCATATGTCACATGACCGTTGATTGATACATTGCCGACGATTAACTCATATCCATGAGACTCAAGTAATTCTCTAGATTTTGCTCTATAAGACTTTGTTTCATCAACATAGTAATCATGCTCATAAGTTATCACGCCGAATTTGTATTCGGTTAGTGGCATCTTCTCAAGAACCTGAAACGTGACTCCTGGTGGTTCACAGTCAAGTTGCAAATAATCAATTTTGTTATCAACTGCTATCTGACTCGCTATAGCAGCATAATCTAGATAGAGAGCGTTCGCGCAAATAACTTGCGTTCTTGGTCGAGCGGCTTGATATATGTTTGCGTATTCTTGCACAATCTCAACCGAGACCCCAGACCAACCAAATTTTTCTTCTAACAGCGCAGTGTTATTGCCATAATATGGCAAGTATCCGCCAATCTCTAGATAGGTTCCGTTCTTCTTACCATTAAACATAGCCAAAGTAAATACATCTTGGTATGCTTGAGAATGCATAATATCTAATGCTTCCGATCCTTCGAATGGGAATCGCAGCCTATTATGCATTGATTGATTATACTTTTTGAATAAGTCTGACATAATACACCTATTATTTCGCCCACACCTCTTCCCACGATCCACTCAGTGCACCCTTGGCATAATCCGTCGCTCGGTTTTCAAAGAAGTTTGTATGAGTAGGAGCGTTGATCATTTCTTCAACCCAAGGCAGCGGGTTCTTCTTGACCTTGAAGATGCCCTTTAGTCCAAGAGAGATCAATCTACGATCCGCAATGTAGCGGATGTACTGCTTGACGTCTTCAGGCGAAAGCTCCTTCATTGGTCCCATGCTAAACGCAAGGTCAATGAACTTGTCTTCTAGCTCAACCATCTTCTCTGCGATTGTATATATCTGGCTCTTTAGTTCGTCGTTCCAAATATCACGATTCTCTTCAATAAAGGTACGGAACAACTTGATCATAGCTTCGCAGTGCATTGTCTCATCGACAATTGACCATGTAACAATCTGACCCATACCCTTCATCAATCCATGACGAGGGAAGTTGAGTAGCATGATAAACGAACTGAACAACTGCAATCCTTCAGTAAACGCACTGAACGCTGCGATCTGCTGAGCGATGTTCTTTGCGTCTAGATTAGCGAACTGCTCAAAGTATTCATGCTTGTCCTTCATAGCCTGATACTGAAGGAACTCATTATAAGTTGAGTCTGGCATACCTAGAGTCTCAATCAGATGACTGTATGCCGCAATATGCAGTGCTTCTCTAGCAGCAAACCCAGCAAGCATCATACGCACTTCTGGCTGCGGGAAGTTCGGCAGATAGTTCTTGACATATCCACCCGCCACATCAATATCGCCCTGAGTGAAGAAGCGAAAGATATTGGTGAGGAAGTTCTTTTCTTCTTCACTCAGCTTCTTCTTCCAATCCTTGACATCTTCGAGCATAGGAACTTCTGAGTGAAGCCAATGTGCTTGCTCATGCTTTAGCCAAGCTTCGTATGCCCACGGATAATGAAACGGCTTGAACGAAGTTCTTGTATCCGTGAGCTTGCTTTTTTCTTTAACCATTTAGCCATTCCTCTAGTTCTTCTTTGGTCATCACGCCAGACTTGCGTTTCATCTCAACGTTTTCATCAAGCTTGACCATCAGAGGAATGCCTCTAACATTGTAATGCTTGACGATCCAATCGTTAGCTTCGTCGTCGATATTGTAGTTCTCAATCACTACGTCTGTCTTGACATCCTCTAGGATCTTCGACAGCAACTTACATGGCTGACACCAGTCAGCATAAAACTTTAGAACTCTAATCATTTTTATCTCCTTATCCTTCGCAAGCAAGGCAAACTTCTTCTTCCTTCGCCAACGCCTTTAGATCAATTTCCTTGATGATCTCTCGTTCAATCTTTCTGAAGACCTTATCTGCCTTGCCAATCTTTTCTGAACGGCAATAGTACATCGTCTTGCAACCCTGCTTCCACGCTTGGAAGTGAACCGCATGAATATACTTAATGCTAGAGTCTGGTCTAAAGAAAACATTTAGCGACTGAGCTTGATCAATATATTCCTGACGATCAGCAGCATGCTGGACAACCCACCGCTGATCAATCTCCATAGCAGTCTTGAAGACTTCCTTCTCTTCATCTGTCAAGCAATTCAGATGCGATACCGATCCGTCATTAGCGATGATGCCAGACCAGATCTCTTGAAGTTCTTCTTCCTTGACCTTCGTCTTCAGTAATGCATCAAGGAATCTGTTCTTGTTCAGATGTGCACCTGACAAAGTATCCTGACGATAAGCATTAGCACGATAAGGTTCAATGCTAGGACTTGTGTTGTTCATCAGAATTGAACTTGATGCATTAGGTGCAATAGCCTGCATGTGAGAGAACCGACGACCAGTTCCCGCTGCGTCTGGTGCTTCGCCTCGTTCTGCTCCTAGTTCAAGATTGGCTTCATCCAGCTTCTTCTTGATGTGCTTGAAGATACGATGATTGGCAGAGACAGCAAGAGCAGACTCCCAAGGAATCATATTCTTCTGTAGGTATGCGTGCCACCCCAAGGCTCCAACGCCAATGCTGCGCTCACGACTAGCGGAAAATACAGCACGGCTAATGCTGTCAGGGGCATTATCAATAAAATACTGAAGAACATTGTCAAGCATATCTGCAACGTCGCGTAGAAATAGTTTATTACTCTTCCAAGCATCATAATGCTCCAAATTCACGGATGACAAGCAGCATACAGCGGTGCGTTCCTTGTCGGTAGGTAGAATAATCTCACTGCAAAGATTTGACTGCTTGATTGACAGTCCTAGATTCTTCTGGAACTCAGGCATTGCACGATTAGACGTATCAATAAAATGCAGGTAGGGTTCGCCAGTCTGCATACGCATCTCTAGAATACGCTGCCACATTTCTTTTGCGGAAACCTTATCACGAACGCTACCATCGTGCGGGTCTTTGAGTTCCCAAGTATCGTCAAAATTAGGATCAAGCATAGACTGCTCAATCAACTCCATGAACGAGTCAGGAATGTTGATACCGTGGTGTAGGTTGAGGCAGCGCATGTTCTGATCCCCAGTTGGCTTACGCATCTCCAGGAATAAGAGAATATCAGGATGACTAATATCGAGATAAGCAGCATAACTGCCGCGCCGAGTGCGACCTTGACGATATGCCAAAGAACTCGCATCATAAGTACGAAGATGAGGCATAATACCAACAGACTTATCATCAGCACTACGAATTCCAAGACCAATTCCTACTCCTCCACCCAGCATTGAAAGCCAGTTAACTTCACTGAGACAGTCAACGAGTCCTTCTGCGGAGTCGTGTAGGTAAGGGAGAAAGCAACTGATGGGCAATCCGCGCTTGCTACGACCAAAGGATAGAACTGGTGTAGAGTACGATAGCCACATCTTGGAAGCGTAATCGTAGAGCCGCTGGGCGTGATCCTCATCTGAGGCGAAAGCACTTGAGACATAAGCAAACCTCTCCTGTGGTGAAGTCTCACCGTCCATCATGTACGACTCTTTCATTCGAGTCAGACCCAGTGCGTCGAATAGCGAATCTCTGGATAGATCTATTTTAATATTATACTTATTCATCATATCCTCAACAATTAATTGTTACTGTAAATGGACACGCTACACTATTACAGGGTGACGCTACAAAATCTGTTTTTCCACAATTTGGGCAAGAAGCTTTCTTCAATAAATCTATAGGTGTTTCGTTATGAGTTCTTATGACTCTGCTGATCGATTCTTGAGCAGCTTTCCAACCATGCTCAAAACCTTCCTTGTATCCAGCCATGTATGACGAATCGTTTTTGAAGTTATCAATACCCATAGAAACCTCAGACTGGATGGTAATCTGGCGCGTAATCGAACAAAGGAACGAACTCTCGCATCAGAGGAAAGATTTCCCCAATGACTTTGGCACACTCAGCAGCAACTTCTCGATGCTCTTTCTGTGTTCCATTCTCTGTTCGTAGTTGTATATAGTGTAACCACGAGCGAAGCGAACCAGCCATATACAGCCGAGACTGGATCAAACCTTCTGGCAGAACAGCACGAGCCTGCTCCTTGGCAATACCATTTTCGGTAGCCCAAGAATAAAGATCAATAGCAGCATTGGCCAGATCTCTCTGTTTACACGTCCAAGTATCCTTGAGAACCTGATCGTCAGTGTATAGACTATTCTGACGATTCTTCGTATCCTGTAGTCTAGCTTCTCTGGTCTCAAAATTCAAATGCTTTGTTGGATCAGCATAGCGTTGGCTAAACTCTTGGAATGAGAACGAACGATGACGCAAGATCTGACGAGCAATATCCCGCGTCGTTTCAATCTCTAGAGTAACATGTACCATTTCAAGTGGCGACCAGTGGCTGTTGTTAATCAGATACTTGATCAGCCGAGTTCCTGTTTCAGTGTTGAACTGATTCTCAGGATTGGAGACCCTGGCGCAGTATGCGACCATGTCTTCCAGAGTCTCAATCCCAGGAACGTTTGATTTGGAGTGGGAGATAAGAGTGACCTTCATATATCACCCGTTCGCCTTGAGCCACTCCAAAACCTTCTGAGGCGAAGAAACCTCATACGGATCAGTCGAACAGTTGTTCTCAAAGCCAGGCTCGACGAACAGCTTCTCGATAACACCATTTTTGATAATCGCAGCATAGCGCCAAGAACGATTACCAAAACCAAGGTTATCCTTCTTGACGAGCATCTTCATCTTCTTGGTGAACAGACCAGAGCCATCAGGAATGACCTTGACATTCACAAGGTTCTGCGACTTGGCCCATGCGTTCATCACGAATGCGTCATTGACCGAAAGGCAGTAGATGTCCTTGATGCCAAACTTCTGGAACTCAGGGAACAGCTTCTCGTAGTCGGGCAGCTGATATGTGTCACAGGTTGGCGTGAACGCACCTGGCAGAGAAAATAGAATAGAACGCTTGCGCTTGAACAGATCCTTGCTAGCAACATCTTCCCAGCGAAATGGGTTTGGTCCGCCGACAGCTTCATCGCGGACACGAGTCTTGAAAACAACATTAGGGATTCGCTTACCTTCCATTAGATTACTCCTCATCAATTGTAAGTGTTTCGATCTTAAACCGCTTGCCTCGCTTGATTACTCGCTCGGCATAACCATTAGCATACAGAACATTTGCTCTGGCTGCTGCTTCTACATAAACAGAATGAATGCTGTCGTCATACCACCAGAAGCGATCCCAGAAATAGCGGATCTCCTCTCGGCGATATTCTACGATCCACTTGTCGCCGAAGTGGCGCACGCGGATTTCGGTAATAGGGATATCTTCGTATTCATAAGGAACGTCATCTAGATACATTAGCACTTCTTCCAGGTTATGAACTTGAGTTTCGCCGACAGCCCTGTATATATGTTGCTCTCAACCAGAGCTCTGACATCTATACCAGCCAGCACCATATCGTTGATATCCTTCTGCTCTACAGTCTCTGGATAGATGACGATAGAATATCCAGCGTCAACAGCCTTACCGATTTGCTTGACGATATCTTTGTTTCTTGGCTCGTTATCGAATACCAGTACGGTATCGGCTGCCTTCAGATGCTCTGCAGCACCGCAAAGATTACTATCGCCACTGGCAACACAATTAGGAAGAAAGAACGAATCGAACTGGCCTTCGACGACGTATATCCGATCTTTCTTTTGCACTCGTTGCAAGCCAAAGAGTTTCTTTTCATCTTTAATCTTTACCGTGATATAACGCATTTTGGTATTACCCAGTGCGCGACCAGCTACGTTGGTCACCTCACCAGACTCATTTTTATATAGCAGAACAATACGATCATCGTCAGGAATATCTTCCTTTCCATGATCTGGGAACTGTTCGTCTAGGAATGTCTTGAACTTCTCGGCATACAGGATCTCGTCCCAATATTCAGTTGGGATCTTGCGCGACTCAATATACTTGCGCGCATAATGCTCTGGTGGCAACTCAGAGATTGTAGGCAGAGCTACCTTCTTCTCAGCCTCCGCAAATCGAGCGAAGGCATTACCCTTTAGTTCTTCGAAGTCGGGTTTCTTGACAGGTGCATGCTTGGAAGCTCCAGCTGAATAACGCTCGAGTGTGTATTGTCGGTGCGAATGTGGATCAATATCTTTGAGGAAGTTAGCAAAAGTAATGCTAACACCACAGTTATGGCAACGATAGAAATAATCGTTGCTTTTACGGTAAACATAACCACGCGCTTTAGACCTGTTTTTGCGCGAGTCATTACAAAATGGGCACCTGAAATTATACAGGTCACTATTCTTCTGCTTGAATAGCTCAAGTTTGTGGGAAACATGACCCAGGAATTTTCTGTCTATGTATACGCTCATACATCATATTATACCGCATACTAGATGAAATAGCAAGTGACTATTTCCAAACCTTAACGACCGTGGAGATTATGAACCCAACGACCGCTGACGCTCCAACTACAAACCAGCGCCACTTGTTCAGATCGTCTATCTTTGCTTGCTCTGCTTGATGCTGCGCTTTCATTTCCGAACGCAACTTACTCATCTCGTCCATGAGTTTAGTCTCTAGGTGTTCTATCCTAGAATAGACATCCTTGAGGTCTTCGTTTGTATCTGACCGTCTGTCTTCGATCATTTTTTCCAGCTTCGCAAGAGTAGCATCGAACTTATCATATATTACAGAGAAGAAGCTGATCTTCTCTCTCATCGCTGCCATTTCAGATTCTATTTTAGCTAGACGAGATTCGACTTCCATTCTACTTACCCTTTCTTTCTAATGGTTCTTGTTGGGGTTTTGTAGTAGTATTTATACTATTGTCAGTTTTGATAATCCAATCTTGAAGGCTGATCAGTTGTTGGGCGTTCTGGAGACACCTTGAGTAGTTGGCGACGACTGTGGCGAGGGCTTGATTGTCTCTAACGTCTGAGGCGGTCGCATCAGAACTTCTGGTGGCTTCGGGAATACCAGATGTGGCTGCCTGGTCATGGAGGTACACCCAACCATTAGACAGGTTATACTGACTAGGCACACTGCTGCTAGCTTGATTGAGGAACACATACTCTTTCTCCTTCACTACCTGAATCTTGTCTACGAACTCGGTGACTATCCTTTCCTTCACATTTGCCTGTTCACGTTCCAACTTGATTGCCAGATCATTTAGTTTGGATTCATACTTTGCGATCTCAACTTCAGCCTGATCGCTTCCTTTCTTATACCCATAAAAGAACACACTAGCAACAATTAGCAGTATTGCTATAACCTTGTACGGAAATGGTATAAAAGGAATCATACAGGGCACCAAGACTTCTTGGCATCGCCAAAGTATTCTCTGGCTAGACCATTCTTGATCAGTTCGGCGCGAAGGCTCTTGCCATCTACAATGATGTCACCGAGAACTCTGCCGCCAAACTTGTCCCACTCTTTGATGTCAACTTGAATCTTCTTGCCTGAGGCAATCATCTTGTTGGTGAATTGAGTTGCTGAGGTTCCCTTCTTGGCTTCAGACTCACACTGGGCGCGACCACCTTTTTCTGGGGTGTCTACGCCATAGATACGAATCTTGATTGTATCACCTAGTTCTTTAGGGAGCCAATCAGCTTGAACTTCAACAGTGTCTCCGTCTACAGCACGAACGATCTTCCAATCATACGCTGCTTGAGCAACTGGAGCAAATAATAATGCTAACAGTAGAATCTTTTTCATGTTACGAATCCTGGCATGTATACTGTCTTTCCCTTCACCCTGACAGCAGTAAGGATTTGTTTTCTATTGGCTCGTTTGTTTGTATAACTACAATGAACCCAACCTGAGTTTGGTCCTTCCTTTGGATTGTAGAACTCCAAGATTATTTGATCAAAGTCTCTGTTCTCTGCGATCCACTTTGCAACCGTTGGGTTAGGTATTCCGTTGATCTCAAAGTCAACAGCTTCACCGTTGCAATGCTGGGACTTCGCAGACCCGCCAACTGCCTTGTTCAAAGCTGGTCCGCGATACCCAGAGTTAATCGTGACTGGTTGCTTGAAATGTATTCTTACTGGCTCCAGTATATGCAAGCAAACCAACCTGAGATTTTCCAAGTGCTCGTACTTCGGCATATTGTCTATGCCTCTACGAATAGCAGTTTCAGACCATGTCAGTTCTTTCAGACTAAAGTTTGGTGATAATCTCATGATTTTTTACTCGATAAACTAATTCCACCTATCAATCCAACGAACGCACCAATGACGGTACTAAACGCTGGTCCAATTATCTCGAATATTTTGTTGTTATCAACTTTCTCATTAAAGAATCCATAGAGCATAACAACAGTCACTGAGACGCAGATGAGAGCCAATGTGCAGACTGTAATCAGAAGAATAGAGTCTATCACTTTGTCTCTATTCGGATTGTCCATCAGGCAATCTCATCATCAGAAAGCTTTGGCTCTTCTGGCTTCTTCTCCTCTGGCGATTTTGGTCCAAGCATAATACCAGAGAGAATACCAGTCAAGAACGTAGCGATAGGTGTGATCAGCTTGAAGAACTCAGCATCATTAGGCGATTGGACACCAATGGGCTGCGTCACAAAGATCAGAGAATACAGAACCACAAACACAATACCCGATAGCGTTAGCGCCAGACAGATGCCAATAGTAAAACGAAGTCTGGCTTGCAATTCTTCGGCTGTATAACGATCACTCATTTGCTTCTCCTTCAATTGATTCTATCACTTCACTCATAGGTGCTTCCATCTTCAGCATACGATTCATCCCATTCGTTTCTTCGTCTGGGTTGTCTGGGACAACCTCAGTGATTTGTTCGACCTTATCTTCAGACAAATCTTTATTGATTAGATCTTTCGTGCACTCACCGTTGAGTTCGCACAATGGAGGATTACACTCTGCTTTGCCAAAGTTCTGTGGGTCTTGGCAAGGGTATCTAAAATGTCCATCACAAGAAGTCAACAAAAGCATAGCGAGAGCTACAGCTACTCTCATTTTTAGTTCCTCTTAATAGATTTCTCTCCATTGCATTCCAACCGAAACAACAGTGGATACTGTTCCGATATTAGTAACTTCCAGAACATAGATTTCAGAATTAGTCGAATCATAATTCTGCGTAATAAAGTTCTTCTTCGCAGTTGGGCCAGTCTCTGCGCTAGAAGAAGTAGCAACTGGTTTCTGCGAGTTTTGCGCCGAAGCTGCCACAAATCCGTTTGATATTTCTTCACCATCTGTTGATGAGATAGCAGTATCAATGTACTCAACTGCGCTATTGCCGTTGACGCTCTTCCAAGAAGTTCCGTTGACATCAATCATACTGGAATTCGGCAGTTTACGAACGCTATATTTAACATTATCTGCTGTTGAGAAAACATCAGTAGATGTTAATCTTACTGTGATTCTGTTCTGGTAGCCACCAAAAGTGTTCTTGAGTCGAAGCGCCATGACTGGTAGAGAGGCACCAGCTGCGATTGATCTACTGTTTGATGTTTGTGCCCAGTCCTGGCCAGTTTCTAGATATCCACCCTCAGAAGCAACTGAGGCACAAATCTGATCCATGTACCCACCAGTAGTTGTGCCAGTATTGAATATCTCGCATCTAATTGGTAGGTTAGGGTTTCTCATGTAAACTATTGGCAGTTTATTGCTATTATAGAATTCGTGGGCGATCACAAAATCGCCGTCATGAACAAAACCACAACGCACTTTACCGACACCTAGCCACTGGAAATCTATAAACATAATCTGAGTCTTGGTGATATCCAGATCCCAAGTACCGCCATCTCCATAGTTGATTGCAGTAGAATCGTTACCAGTGATGCTAGTGTTGCAAGTATTAATGTTCCAATCTTGCTGGTATACCCTTCGGCTATCATCAGCAGTGCCGCTAGTGTCTGTACGAATACAGAAGCTCAATGCGCCGTTAGAAGATTGCTCAAAGTATATACCATTATTCGAATCAAAGTACCCAGTGCGCTTCACCACATTATCAACATTAGCATAAAGGTTAAACGTGGTCTTGATTAGCTGGCTCTTACCTGGCATGTAGTGGTGATACATCTTGGTCTGGTGAATAGAGCTACTGTTGGTTGCACTAGTTGTAGCTAGTCTAGCGCAAGACTGATTTTGTTGGAACGTCACTGTTCCACCATTAGAAGTAACATCTCTAAAGTTTGGATCTATTCCGTAGAGGTGCTTGTAGTCACCTAGCGTAAATGGTAAGGAAACGCGCAGACGACTAAACGCATCAACAGACTCAGGGGAGAACTGTATAGTTTTATTGTACAAGTGAGACATTATATTACTCTCCAACCATTTCTGTATATGAATGTTAATGAGCCATAGTCAATTGCTAGTCTAACAAAATCAGTTCCTTCGATTGTATCAGATCCTGTTGGTCTAACATCAATGAATTTTAGAGGTTGACTGCACTTTCCAGATTCATCCTTGACTACAAACTTTCTACCCGTCTCAACACCAGTTGGTAAGAACACATTAGCCTTACCATTGTAGTTGACGCCGATGTAGTAGTCGTTGTCAGTAACGCTATATGAATTAGAAGTCACATAGGCAGTGTTTGATATAATCTCTCTAGGATTAACAAAGTCCATTTGAAACATTCCATTACGGAATGTCATAAACTTTCTTTCGTCAGTTCCTGATGATTTGTCATAGTCATCAGTGTCAAAAATTCTTACAACTCCAGTACCACCACTACCCCAAGATAACGTGCCAAGTTTCTGTACAATATCAGTTATTTGTTTGCGCAAACCTTCTATCTCTTTGGCCTGCAGATCTGGTAGTGCAGACTTGGCAAACTTTGGACTTGATATTGCCGCTACAGTTTGCTTGATTAGTTCCTGTTCTTTGGGAACTATGTTAGTCTCGGCAGGCTTTGGTAGTTCTTCTTTGAGAATAGGAGTCGAAGGTTGTATAGGTTGGATCTCTTTCAACCTGAATAGGTTCTCGACCAAAGCTTCTTCTTTGCGGATTGATTCCTCTAACGCCAGATCGGGTTGCCCCATGTTTCTGGCCATTCTCGCAAGAAGCTTTTTTTCATCTAACGACTTCACGACACCCTCACGTTCTCATCTTTTCTTTGAAACGAAGAAGCTTCTTTCTACGAAGCACAGTACTAGTGCCGACTGGTGTTAACTCTGGTGGATCAGCTGTAGGCATACCAGCAATTACTCCAGCACCAACGCTCATCTGCTCTTTAATTCTCTTGAGAGCTTTAAGTCGAAGATTAGTATTGATGTTGGTTGCCTTAATGGGCGTGGCGCCACTAGCAGGGCCAGCAGCTGGTATTTCGTCCATTTCAGTTAAATCGTTTGACATCTTTACTCTCTTTCGTTATACTAGACTATGTCGTTCTTAAAGGGATCTTAGAATATTTGCTAACCGCATATCAATAGGTATGTCGCTCGAGATAATATCAAGTCCATCAATACCGCGAACTTTCTCTGGCATTCTATGCAAATACACCAAGAAAGTTTTTAGAGCCGAATAGTCTTGCTCGTCAATCTTAAAAAACAACAATCTAGTCCCTGCTTCCTGGCCGAACACATTATACATCATGATGATATGATTCAATACTAGGTTCTGTTTCAGGTCTCCAGTTTTCCTGTACTTCTGCAAAAGCTTCTTGATGTAAACGAAGACGCGATATTCGCACGCGAATTCACTTTTAACGTAATTGAGTCCTTCGTATGACTTAATTGCGTAAATTAGAGCATTGTCTTCGTTTAGATCATCAAACATACTTATGCGTATTCGTCAGTGTTCCCGCTGTCGTCAGAAGATTTTCTACGATCTGGAGGAATCCACTCACGCTTGGCGGCGTCTACATCTTCTTCGTCATCTGACTCAAAACCATTCATCTCCATCAGATCATCTAGTTCATCTTGATTGACGACCTGAGCGTAACCTTCTACCAGACCATCTTGCAGATTGTGTACGATGTACAGATACATGTTGCTCTCGCCAAGCGTGTAAACCGTCTCGGCTTCTTGGCTCAGCATTGGCATTACATAATTTGATGGTAGAATAACACCGAATCTTTCTAGCGTCCCACGAACAGCATTCATGAAGATTGCACTGTTTGGAAACGAATTTTCTGTTACTGCTTCAAGCGCATCATTTAGGTTGTCTAGATGCTGCAGCATAAACTCAACATCTAGATCAATATGCAGTTCTTCTGACTCGTTTAGAAATTCTTTGAATTTTAACATTTAGTTTACCTTCTTATCTGCAAATTCTGTCTCACTTCCGCCGCCACCCTCAATTGGACTCGAAGTTCCATCAGCTTTAGTCTCTAATGATGGCTTTGTATTTATTTGGTTAACAGACTTCTTCGCATCGACCAACTTACGAACAGCTCTTTTGGCTTTGCTTGGTTTAGGTTCTACCGTATCAGTAATACCCGCTGTTTCTGGCATGCTTTCTCTGATCGCTTGCTCTTTTTGGATTACAGTCTGGTGAACGCCACGACCATCACCCTTGTTGACAGTAGGAATTCTTTGGATTGGCTTTTCTAGCTTAACACCACGAGACACACCCATTTTCATTGCTGAAGAAGTTCCTTCCTCTAGCTCTGAGTGTAGATAGTTGGACGCGGTAGAGATATAGTCTTCGGCCAAAGTAATCTTAGACTGAACCCACTCTGGAAGATCAGTGGTGGGTTCTAGTTTATCTAGGATAGCCTGAGAGTTACGAATAATGCTACGCAACTGAGACATGGCCATGTCGCCTTCATAGCCATACTCACCTTCGTCTTCAGCTGATTTGGGTTTAATTGCCATTCTTATTACCACCTCTGGCTGACTTGATTCTAGCCTTGACTACATCACCATAGGTGATCTTCTTTGGATCGCCATGATGAGCAGCTAGTTCTTCTTCACTATCCGTTGTTGGCGTAGAACCTTCGTGGCTTGATTCCTCAACCTGCTCTACTTCTTCCTTCATACCCTTACCTCTCTTGGCCGCATAGTATGCGCCTAGAGCCATGTTCTTTCTTTCTTCTTTGGTCTTGCCAGAGAATTTAGGATTGTTTGAACGTACGAAGTCGTGAATCCATGCTGATGCAGGATCAGAAGCAGATAGTTTTTCTTCAATGTACTCGACTTCTTCAGACTGCATCTGGTGAGGCGCAGTTTCTGATACGCGGAACTTGTGAATATCGCCATCGTGTTTAATGTGTACATGCTTGCCGTTGTTCTTGATAACCTCACCGTTAGTGAGTTTGTTACCAGTCTTTGAGCTATAGAAGTCAGCACGCGAACCTTGCTTCATATAAGAAGCATTTGCCATGCTAGGATGCATAACACCATCTGTTGCGAAATCGCGATGGTTTACTCTTGCTTCTTCAATCTGCTCTACTTCTTCATTGGCTAGCTTATCTTTGAGTTTAGTTCCTGCTTTTACCATACCAAGAGTTCTCTTACCAACTCTCTGCATAGCCTGGCCAATAACTCTAGGATCACCGTGCATACCCTTACCAATTTCAGCTGCACCTCTTTCAGCAGCGGATTTTCGCTCTTCTCCTGCTTTGATGATATAGTCGGCTAGAGTTGAATTCTTTAATTCATCAATCTGCTCAACTTCTTCGTTAGCAAGACTCTTTAGGTTATCTTTGACATCTTGTTTAGAATACTCACCGCCAGTAATTTTTGATATACGACGAGCATATTTGTTAGTCTTCGCTTTATCTCTGGCAGTTGTGCCAACGGCAGCCTTGACATCAGAAGACTTTGGTGTTAGCGCAGCCTGGGCTGAAGTAAAGCTGTGGCGAGAATTTACCTCATCGACTTGCTCAACTTCTTCATTTGTGGCTTTCTTATTATCATAATGAGCCATAGCTTCTACGTGCGATTTTCCAGCTTCTATCATTTTAGCAGCATTTCTTGCTCTTTCGGCTGCTCCAGCGAAAGTAGCTGCGTCTTTCTTATTCTTCGCATACTTTGCATATTCAGCATGACGATTCGCAATTGTATTGAAGAAGGTGATAAATGGAGAGTCTTTAGCTTCGTCAAGTTCAACTTCTTCCTGTCTCATAGCAGCAATTTCTTCGCCAGTCTTACCCATGTACTTCTTGCGAAGTTGTGCGGCTTTGATATTTGCGTCAACTTTTTTCTTTAACTCAGGATCAGCACGAAGCATCCAACCTGGTCTGTGGTTTCCCTTGCCTGTGTAAGCAGCTTCTTCAAGCTCAACTTCTTCGTTGGCTCTCTGGAGTGCAGAAGAAACTTCTGGATGATCAGCAAGATTTTCCATACCATGCTTCTTGCCCAAAGCCTGAATAGCCTTGTATGCACCAGTCATGTTGCCTTCTTTGTAACGCTTTCCAAAAGCAATACCCTTGGCTTGTCTGACTAGATCGGCATGTAGCTCGCCCATCTTACCTTCTGAGATATCATCCATTTGTGTTTCCTCTATTTCTTCTTTGTAATGGTGCATTCCATAATGCTGATCTAGATAGTCGTCGTGTCCCTGATCATCTGGATCTTCGGTAGGAACGTCAAACTTGGCAGCAGCCTTGGCTTTTCCTGCAGCTGATTGTGCTTTCTTGGCTGCAGCTGCAATCAACGCAATTCTTTGTGCAGTAGTCAGTGGCTTCTTCTCAGCTGGCTTTGGCTCAGCCTTTGGCTTCTTTTGCTTGACTGGCTTGGCCGCTTTCGCTGCAGCTGCTGCTTTTCTTGCCTCAGCGTCTTTTTTCGCATGCTGTTCTGGTGTTAGCGGAGCAATAGTATCTCTTGGAGCAGCGTCAGCATTTCCACCCTCTCCACCAGTTGCCGTTCCTCTGGTAGCACCATAAGCCTTGAGACCCTGGGCTTCTGCTTTCTTAGCCTTTTCGCGCTGAGCAGCAGTATTAGCAGACTTCGACTTTGCTACTGATGTGGTCAAGTGAGGTGGCATCTGGTCAGGAGCATTCTTATTGTACCATGCTCTCTGACTGGTCAGTGACATCTTGTGGAGTAGTGGTGGAACTTTTACAGCCATTTTAGTTATACCTTACTTGAGAAGCGAGTCTAGCATCCAGCCCAGTTTTCTATGAGCCGAGATCATTTCATCTAGGAAATTAGCAATATCCGAGAATCCACCTTGTTCGGCAGTTCTACGGCAGACGCCAAGGCCAATCATGATATTATCATTGTCAGCCTTGAGTGTGCTAAACATTGCGGTTGGACCAGATGGCTTACCATTTAGTTCCACCAGATTTGCTGTATTGATCAGCTGGCCCAGTGAACTTGGCGCATACTGACCAAGCTGGCGAATGTATTCGGCCAGAGGATCTAGGTTATCGAACGTCTTAGTGTAAACGGTGGCAAAGAATGCATGGTAATCGTTGAAGTTTGGACCTTCTACGTTCCAATGAAAGCTATGCGCCTTGAAATAAAAGATCATGGTGTCAGCTAGAACCTTGTTCAGCTGAGTCACGAGAGCGGCATCTTCTACTGCTTCGTTCATCTTTCTTTCAATGAGTTTTTTCTTTATTTCTGTTTTGCTAATCATTAGTTACAATTCCATCTTCTTAGTGACATGGCCTTACGAGTTGGTCTACCCTTCTCGTCCTTCATTGGTCCTTTGACCCCAGACATTCTAGCACAGAAAGACTTGCGGCGATTCCATGCTTTACTACCTTTCTTGAGTTTACTCGGCTCAGTTGTTACTGCTGTGCTGAGTTTCGACCCTGGGTTTTCTCTTCTGTGCTTCATGACGCCAGCGCGAGTTAAACCTGCTCCACTTTCTGTAGAACGCTTATATTTATTTTCGCCACGTTCGTTAAGTGCTTCTTCTCTGACCTGTTTAATTTTGTTTAGAACTTCTAGAACTCTGGCGTTTGGGAGCTTTCTACTTGTTCTTTCATTATCTTTTTTATATGCAACATCCATATCTTTGTCTTTGTCGCTCTCTTGAGGCTTTAGACCTGGATTTGGATGATATCCATATTCACCTTCTTTGGGGAATCCTTTTCGAGGATACCAACTAGTATCCTCATTTTTAGCATCTTTGAAGTTTTGTGCAGTTGGAGCGCCTTCGCTTCCTGGCTTGCGCATTCTCTCACCAGATCCACGCTTAATACGCTCGCGCTTGGCGCGAATATTCGCCCATAGTCCTGGCTTTTCTTCTGCAACAAATTGCTTAAATGATTTCATTTCGTCAGTTTCCTCTGAATAGAACGATGAGGTTTGCGTCAATCCACCAATAGAGTATCCGCCTGCACCGTCAATTCTGGAGTTGATATTATTTGGCGGAACAATAGGCTTCTTCTTTTTAATTTTACTGGCGCCGACTAGAGTTGGCTTGGTGTAGATATCATTCTCTTCACCTGTACCTTCCATAACCAATCCATTACCGACACAGAAACCAAGATAGTCAGCAATTTGAACTTTGAAAGATTCTAGCTCTGACTCTGATGCCTCTTTCAGATTGATAGAGTTCTTGAACACAAACATGCTCTCAAACTTGTTGACTGTATTCTCTGCGTCTATCCACTTACGAATACGAACTGACTCGTTCATAGGCTTCGTTCTGTCTTCGTTTCTCTCGCGGCTGACTTTGTTGGTAACTGAAACTAGAGTATAGAGATACTCATAGTCTTCACCTAGAGTTGCACGAACTAGCTCAATCTTTTCCATGTCAGATGGTGCGTTGATCAGAAGGTTTGCGTTAGACTCTAATAGTTCTCTGGCAGATCCAGTTAGGATTTGATCCAACTGAACTTCTACTAGGTCAAACCTATTGAGGATGTTATTGATAACGTAATCTTTACCGCTTCCAGGGCCACCCATGATGAACATGGCCTTAACTGATTCGTTCATTGCTTTATGTACCTTATCGTGGATTATGGCACCCAACTTTCTATTGGAGTAGTGACTAATAAACTCGTCTTTCTTGCCAGCCTTGACCAGATCTCTCAGCTTTGATGCTGACATGCCAGAAGCACCTTCGGCGTCTGGGTCTCTATGTCCCGCTGACTTGACTTCTATATTCTTGATGTTGTATTCTTTGCCATTGTAGTCATTAAGAAGCTTCTTGAAGTTCTCGACTCTATCAGAACCAACTACCATAGTGACATGATCGTGACCCTGTCTCTGCAGATGTTGCATTGCATGAATAGCTGAGTGGATTCCAGGATCAGAAACTACGTTCGTATCCTTGAACATACTACGCATAGCGCCAACTTTATCGCTATGTGTCAGTGGGTTTTTCTTTTTATCTTGAGTGTGTGATGGGAAAATGTAGTGTTGCCCACCAGTCTTCTCAGCATGCGCCTTAACTGCGTCGATGAGTTTACCGTGGCCTATCTCGGTTGGTGGATTAAAACGACCAAAGGTAAATGTAGCTCTGCTCATTGTTGTGCTCTCAGCATTTCTCTGCGCTTATTGTTTTGTCTGGTGAATTCTGTTCTATTGACAATCTTTAACCCACCACCGACGAAACCTTCGCCACCGCTGGGCTCACCATTCATTCTGGTGATGAATCCACCAGTACCGTTACGAGAGATACCGTCGGCTAATTTATTTGCCGCTGCCTGCAGGTGACCATGAATAGCCAGCGTCTTCTTGAACTTAGACGCATTCTTATCGACATGACCAAGGGCCAGAGCTTTCTTCTGTTCTGCCGCAGCCTTACCCTTGTCGGACTTCATCTTTTCTATTTGCTTGTTATGTTTAATTTCTAAATGAGTCTTGTAACCTTCAACAGAGGGAGCCTCGCCGCTGCTTACTGTAGAATTGATGTATGATCGTAGTGTTTCAGAATGACCTTCTTGATGACTATGATCGTGTTTATCTAGTAATGCCTCAGCCTGTTTGATATGGTCACTTATTTCTTGTTTGTGTTTAGGATGCAACTGTCTTTCTAGTTCGTCTACTGTATGCTGTACTATATGAACGTCTGGATGTTCTTTGAACTCTGATGTATCTAGGATTGGCTCGGCAGTTCTATTAGGACCTTTTAATTCACTGTGTATTGTTAGACTTACTTTTGACGCTTTTAGTCTGGCTCCCTCTGGGGTATTTTGATGCGCCATGTATTGTACTGTATTTGGTGTATGCCCGATATATGCACCGTTCTGCGTTCTTTCTTCTGGTGCAGACATGTATCCACCCTGATATTCACCTGGGCGGTCTGGAATAACTTTTCCTACATGCTTTAGGATATGCTTGAGTGGTGCTGCCAGATATGGTTTATCAGCATGCTGCTGGTCAATATCTGACTGGCTAAAATTGTATGTGGCGCCAGAGCCTTTATACTTGACGCCGACCTTACCGTCTTGACGGCGAATAGCATGGAACGACATCTTGTCGTCGATCTTACGAGTAATTGGTACTCGGCCACTGACAATGCCTCTTAGAGTTTTGATTGCGTGAGCAGTGGCCTCAGGTCCATCAAATAGTCTGTCTGCTGGATGTTCCAGGTGTAGAATACCACCTGCTTCTGATTTGGCTTCTGAGAGAAAACTCTTGAACTTTAACATCCATACTCCACACTGTGGGACTATTTTGTTTTATTTAGGCATTTTTCATTTTCGCGATTGCGTCAGCCAAAGCTTCCTTGACTGGGCGCATTAGGCGATGCCCAGGAATGGTACAAGTCGATCTTGCGCAAGCTGTATCTGCTTTGAATTGTTCAGGGGTATACCATTCAGGCTCAACACCCATCAGCGCAGCCAGTTCATGCATATCTACCGAACCTTCGTTGACCAGATTATATGGGCCCATGGCTCCTCGCTCAATCAAATCGCAAGCAACTAATACAGCCTCATCTAGATCAGTCAGAGAATTCTTACCAGCGTCAATCAGCCTACCATTCTTGGCGTAGTTGAAGACTTTGGTAAGATAGTTCTTTGGTTCGTTGGTTCCAGTAAATGGCATTCTAATACGGAACACTAGAGCAATATGCTTTAGGTGCGAATCTGAAACACCCTTACTCAGAGAATAAGTGCTACCGAAGAAATTTGGCTCAGCCCAACGATCTACGATCTCGCCCTGATAGATACAACCACTGGAGAAGTGTGCAAACTTGGCGCCTATCTCATCCGCCATTCGTTGTAGCAGCATAGGCACTACAACGTTGCCATGCATTGTGTTGAACTTATCTTGTTCACAAGCGTCGACGTTAGGATAGCCAGTGACGCCAGCACAGTTTACAACCCAGTCATATTCTACATCTTCTTCAATATCAAAGGCTTCTAGATGAGAAACAGAATCAACCGAATGATTCCTCTTCAGTAGCTCATTAACTACTTTTCGTCCAACCCAACCTCGTCCAACTACTAGAATTCTCATTTGTACCTCTAACTTTTAGATTTTATCGGTTTTCAGCGATAGGAGATATTTACCATATGTAGTTTTAGAACATAGATTAGATGTCATCTCTAGTTCAAAATCTCCAATCCAACCAGAAGAATACGCAACCTCATGCGGAGATCCTATTACAGTATTTTGCTGTTTCTGCAACGTCTGAATAAACACGGAAGCTTCCATCATAGAATCTGGCGTACCAGTATCAAACCAAACTGTACCGCGAAGCAACTTATTTACGCTGAGTCTTTGTTCGCTCAAGTATATATTGTTCAGATCAGTGATCTCTAGCTCTCCGCGAGCTGATGGCCGAAGGTTGTAGACCTTCTCGATTACATCTCTTGGGTAGAAGTACAGGCCAGTGACTGCTAGGTTGCTCTTTGGTGCGGTAGGCTTTTCCTCAATCGAGATTGCCTTGTTGTTCTTGTCAACTTCGACAACACCAAATCGTTCTGGATCATGCACTTTAGTTGCAAATACAACAGCATCATCTAGCTCAATGGCTTTCTGTAGCGTACCAGTTAGAGAAGAACCATGAAAAATGTTATCGCCGAGGATGAGCGCATAACGATCGTACGGATCAATCTCTGGGCCCAGAACATTGTGTACGATCCTGAATGCATCGGCGATACCCTTCGGCTCGTCCTGAACCAAGAAACGAATACGAATGCCCATAGAGACATAGCTGTCTACGAACAGCTGCTCGAACATTTGTTTTTCTTTAGGATTCGTGATAATGATGAAATCTCTGATGCCAGCAAGCATCAGAGTAGTCAGTGGATAGTAGATTAGAGGCTTATCGTAGATCGGAAGAAGCTGCTTTGAGCATGCTAGAGTTGCGGGATACAGCCTAGAAGAACGTCCTGCGGCTAAAATGATTCCGAGTGTTTTGTTAGACATGAATATACCCATTCCATATTAGAGTTGTACCAATCCACTGTTTTCGCCAGAGCCTCTTGGAACTTTGCTTCTGGCTTCCAGCCTAGAAGTTTCCTGGACTCGCTAGTATCTATATCGTATCTAAAGTCGTGTCCCTTACGATCCTCAACGAACTCAATCAAGTCCTCACTCTTGCCCATGATGGAGAGAATCATCTTTGCGATGTCCAGATTAGCCATCTGGTTTTCTCCGCCGAACAGATACTTCTGTCCAGAGACGCCTAGTTGAGCAGCTGTATAAACACCGAGACAATGATCGTCAACGTAAATCCAATCACGAATATTGCTGCCGTTGCCGTAGATAGGGATTCTTTCTTCATTTGCCGCTTTCCTTATGATCGTCGGAATAAGTTTTTCAGGGTGTTGGAACGGACCATAATTATTACTGCAATTAGTGATAACAGTATCCATCCCATAAGTGTGGTGATAAGCAGAAACGAAATGGTCAGAACTAGCTTTGCTAGCAGAGTAAGGAGACCGAGGATTATACTGGCTCCGAATAGTGAAAGGTTCATCATGTGGGTTAAGACTTCCATATACCTCGTCCGTAGAAATGTGAACAAACCGCAGACCGTTACCAACAACTCTGGCTGCTTCTAGCAGAGAGAGCGTACCCATTACATTGGTCTGCGCGAATACAAGGGGATTTCTTATACTGTTATCTACATGACTCTCAGCAGCAAAGTTGTAGATAATCCTAGGAAGTTCGTGTTTGATGATACTGCGCATCATCCGATGATCAGAAATGTCTGCGCAATACAACGAATAGTTTGGGATGTCAATGTCTACTGAGCCAGCAGCATAGGTGAGAGCATCCACGTTGATGATCTTCTCGTTTGGATGCTTCTTTGCATGGAATCTAATAAAGTTGCTGCCGATAAAGCCGCAGCCACCAGTCACAAGTATTGTCATAAATTATGGTTGGATTCCTAACTTATCTTGGCCAGATCTAGAAGAAGGATCTGATTCTTTCAGTCGGCTCTTGGCTCTCAGTCTGAACTTTTGCCCAGGCTTTCTCTCAGACAAGCCATTAATTACGTCATGGGCTGGAACACCCGCAGTGTTGATGTCGAACTTGAAGTATGTGACCTTCTTTTGAATCTCGTCGACGAAGTCGCCCCAATTCATATCTTTGGTGTGATCAGCAACGCTATACTGCGCAAGGACAGTTAATGCATCATAGCAATAACCTTTCTTCCAAGCTTTAGCTAGAGTAGGTTTTCCCTTGGAGTAATACTTGTCCATGATAGGCTCAAAGAATACCCACCAGTCAACATCTTGTTCTTTTAGAACATCATTTTTAATTTGTTTAGACTTGCATAACGTCTTGAACTTGTTCTTCATCGGACCATTTTTCACTGGCATCTCATCAATAATACTTGCAAGAGCCAGTATCGGTCCAAGCTTTGCGTCATTCTCAGCTACGCATTCCAGAATAGCTGTTTCTTTTGGATTTTTCTTTTTCAGTTTAGGTGAAACTGTTTCCAGCACATCCTGAGCCTTAACTGTATTTGTAGTTTTGCCCATGATCTTAACTGAGTAATTATCAACAACTCCACCAGAGCTCTTGATCATAAAATCTACGAGAGGATAGTTGCCAGCAGTAGGAATAAACACCTTGGACTGTGCAGATATCGTTAGGTTCAACTTATCTCTCTGAGATTTTGGCATGTTCCTGATAACAAGAGCAGCAATTATTTCTGAGAAATCTTTCTTTATGGCGTTCTTATCAGAAGCTTCTACCTTTGAATAGATTTTCTTCATGGTCGCAAGTTCGCCTGCGTTGCCATCAACATACTCTGTCAACTTCAGCAGATAATTTCTCAAGTTCATGTCCAGATCTTTTCTGGCTTGAATTGATTTTACTATAGATGCTTTAAGAGCAGATACAGTTATCTCTTTACCAGCTAAACCAGTAAAATCTTGTGGTTTCAATTTAGCCATTCTACACCTTGAGTCCGCTAAACTTTGACTTGCTATTCTTTGGTTGTTCCGCTTGACCAGAATCAGATATGTTCATCTGGGCACTTAACTCCAGATCATATAGCTTCATCTTGGCCTTGTCAATACCAATGGTGAACCTCTTATTTAGCGTAGGATCATTGTAGCGGTTCTTCAGCTGCTTCACCATTATCTGGTTCAGGTTCTGCAGTTCCTCAGTACTGATCAGCGCAAACATCAAGTCGGCTGTAGCTGGCAAGCCAAACGACTCAGAGGTATCTTCTAGACCAGGATCAGAGTTGGTGAAGCCTGAGCGAGTGGTCTGGGTTGCTGACACCAGAGGCACATTACATTCAACGGCAAGACCTCGAAGTTCCTCTGCAATGGCTTTAATGTAGGTGTAGGAGTTGATGTTGGCTCCTGCCTTGATTCTTGAAGAAGCGCATATATTAAGATAATCAACAAAAATGATATCAGGCTTAAAGTTCTTCTTGAGTTTAAGATCATTGATAAGTGCTCTGAAGTGTGCTGGATTGGCGGCGGCAGTTGGATATTCCTTGATGATCAACTTACCCTTGACCGTTTCCTTCAGCTTCTTCATTCGCTTATCGTAGAGATCTTTCGGCATCAGCATCAGATCATCTAGAGTCACATTCAACAGGTTAGCGTCGATACGCTCGGCAATCTTTTCTTCAGACATCTCGAGAGTGATGTACAGAACGTTGTAGTTCTGCATCATACAGTTAGCCGCGACATGGCACATGAACAAAGACTTACCAACGCCAGTACCAGCCAACGCAATGTTCAGAGTCTTCTGAGGCAGGCCACCCCTGGTTATTTTGTTGAAGTAGTCGAGGTCAAACGGGATACGCTTTTCCACGCGATGGTAAAAGTCATAACGATTAGAATACATGTCCATGTAGTCATGACCAATATGAGGATCAAAGGAAACAGCAAGAGCATCGCTGAGAAGCGTAGGAATGCTCCCCTTGCCTCTTGCAGGATCTTTATCATCCAAAATTTGAATTGAATCCATGATAGCATTGTAGATCGCTCGTTCCTGACAAAACTTTTCAGTCGCGTCGAGAAGCCACTGTTGATCCTTCTCGGCATCAGCATTATTTATGTCATTCAAGACTTCGACGCAGTTCTTCAACTGCGTCTCGGTGAGTTTCTTATTATCCTTCAGTGCGATCTTTACGGCTGCGACGCTTGGCTGGGCGTTGTACTTTTGAATGTACTCCTGAATCTCCTGAAACATTACTCTTTCGTGATTTTCTTGCAGGTACTCTGGCTTGATATAGGGGATCGTCTTCCTCGCGAACTCCTCGTTCTTCATCAAATTCAACAAAATCAACGTCTCTAGTTTCATTCGCCGCCACCTTAATAGATTCGATCAGGATCAATCTTACTATGTTTGAGCATAGTCTGTCAAACTTTTTACACTTTACATTGACGTTCTTTGGGTTAGCTACTACGGTAGACTCAACGTCAATGAAGGCATTACCATTTGAATCCTCTCTTACTTTGATTTGGCCATATCGAATCTTTACTCCAGCAAACTTTCCACTAATTATCTCTATCGTAAAGGCATCTTCTTCTAGGGCATCGTCTAGACTATACCTGAAGTCTCTATCCAACTTCAGGGTCTTATCTACCCACCAGAACTGTAATGTTGCAATCTTGTTCAGCATATATGCAAGTATCATGCTTCCTCATCCTCATCAGCAACAAGCTCAACGTCATCAGGTGACCCCATGACATTAGACGAGAACTGATACATTCCCTGAATGGCATCAGTGAATGACTGCATTGCTAGCAGAGGATCCCAGAACTCAGCCGACTCAGTATCAGCAGCACGCCACTTCTTCTGCTCAATCTCACCATCAGCATTCATGCGAGAGTACCAGCCATTGCTAGGCTTGGTGACGTGACCAGTCTCGAGAGCAATCTCAAGTAGACCAGACCACTTGTTGATACCACCCTCATAGGTGACAGTCACAGGGATCTTCGCCTTCTCGCGCACATAGCGAGACTTTTCAACATTAATAATGAAGTTGTAACCGACGATCTCAGTACCTTCCTTCTCTTGCTGACGACCAAGGATGTAGATGTTATCGGCGCTGTAGTACGAACCAGTGCCGCCGCCAACAATAGCCTTGGGGAACATGCCGATTTCCATATAGGTATGGTTCACCACGACCATAGGAATATCCTTCAGCGTCAGATGCGGTGTCACCATACGGAACAGCGACTTGATCTGCTTGGCACGAGTCATATCACCAACAGACTTCTGATCCAGCGCATCTTCGACTTCCTTCTTGGAAGCAAGGTTGCCGATGGAGTCAACAACAATCATAACACGCTCACCGCGCTCTAGGTTCTTCAGCTGGTTCATGATATCGAACTTCAGCTGCTCAACGTCAGTGATTGGAGTGTGGATAATCTGATCGGTGTTGATACCGAACGACTTGAAGTAGCTCTGAGGCGAGCCGAACTCTGAGTCATAGAACAGGATTACAGAATCAGGATACTTCTCCTGATATGCCTTGACCATCAACAGGCTGAAGGCAGTCTTAAAGTGCTTCGATGGACCAGCCCACATAGTGAGGCCAGGCGTAAATCCGCCATCAATACTACCAGACAACGCAATATTCAATGCGGGGATAGATGTAGGAATCATATCCTTCGCAGCGAAGAACTTCGACTTGGTTAGGATAGATGAATCCTTGATCGTAGAGTTCTTCTTCAATTTTTCAAGTAGTGACATACATTACCTCTGATAATAAGTTCCAGGTGTTGGCTCTTCTTTAGCGTGCTCAATTCCAAAGTTTTCATCTTCTATTGTGTGAGAAGCTATTGGCTTTCTCCTAGTATACTTTCTTTTGGGCTTGATGTCAACTGAGTTTACAGTCATACTGGCGTTAGCAGCTAGAAGTAGAACCACAGCAAGAGGGTCAAAAACCATAATGAGAAGTATGATGACACCACGAACAGCAGAATCAAAATGACTTTTAGCGTCTTCCTCGCCATACACTAACTCCGCAATATATTTCAGTGGACCAACCTCAACCTCTTGTTTCTGAACTTCTGCAGATAACTTGTTGCGCTGGCCTTTCAGTTCAACTAATTCAACTTCAACAGACTTGCGTTCAGTTTCTAGAGCCTTACGTTCACCATCAAGCCTACGCTTTTGCGCAAGTCCAACTGCGACATTACCACCGTCAAGATATCTTTCAAGCGAGCGATCAATGTTATTCAGCTGGCGTTCGATAAGTGCGATACTCTTTTCTCTAGAGGCAATTGTATCATTCACAGTCTGAAGTTCATACGAAGTATCTGATGTGGTTGTTGCTGTATGCTCCAAGTGCGCCTTGGAGAGAAAGCCAAAAATGCCCATCGATGTGATGAACATCAACATGGCAACCGCAATTACCATATAAGTCTTCAGAAGAACAGGAGCAGTCTTCCAATTCTTATACAACCAAGAAGCAGCAACAAGCTTACCTATTTCTAGAGTTGCGCCCATTGCTATAATAGCAACTGTTTCGCCAGGAAAGATTGCAATTAGTCCGACTATGGAATAGTAGGCTGCGGTCACTGAGAGCATAATGCCAGAAAGAAATACTAACGGTATCATAATCATGAGAACAAATCCTCTAGAGTAGCTGTGTGTTCAACTCGCCATCCAATACAATCAAGAATAATCTTAAGAGGTTCTATGAATGACTTCTCAAGCTGCAAGTCGTAGTCAATAAACTCTTCAACGCGCAACTCTTTAGGCAGAGCATTCAAGAACGCTATAGTATTGTTCTTGAACGGATTGGGCTGCTTGAGATAGCAAAACTTGATCTTCTCACCTTCTTTGATGAGTTGATACTTTTTATTTAGTTTGCGCTCGTTGATCGCATGGTTATACACCAGCACGCCCTTGACATGGATAGGAGTTCCCTTCTTGAAGATGTGTAGAGCGTCATAGTATTCAGTCACACCATTCACAGAGCGAGGGAACGAAATATCCTCAATCGGCAGCTTCCTGAATTCTTCTCTGAACTGCTCAATGAAAGAGATCATCCTAGCTTCGTCTTGGCTCATGATAATCTTGAACGCTTGCTTAATCTTGTCACGGCAAGCAGCAGGAGTTGACGACTTGATCGCCTCAAGACCCATGATCTTGAGCTTTGGCTCTGCATACTCAACGCCTTCGACGTTGTACGCATTCAAGATATATCGTTTCTTTGCAGTCCAGATTGCTTTGTTGGCGAGGGTCTCTCGCTTCATTTGCATCTTTTGGCTATATGCGTTAACGTAGTCAGCAAGCTCTTGATAAGACTTATCAATAAAAGGTTGAACCTTATCTTCACAGATTTTGTCCATGAGTCTGATAACGTCAGCAGTCGATTTTTCCTTCGGTATGAACTTATCAACCAGTGGAGCAAGGTTGAGATAAATGGAATCAGTATCTGACGCAATGACATAGTCCTGTTCCTTCTGTACAAGTTTGCTCATGTAGCCATTCAGCTTGTTCTCAATCCAGCGAATCGACAGCTGACCCGATAGAGTGATTGCTTCGGCGATGCGGATGTCGAAGAATCGGAAGTATTTATTGCCAATCGCGCCATAAGCTGAGTTCAGAGATACCTTCTTTGCCATCTGTAGGTTATTGTATCTGGCGATTTCCTTCTCGAGATACTCAACCTGAACCTTGTCATCACGAACCTTCTCAATCTTCTTCTTGGCGTCCATGGCCATCTTCTTGTATCGGCTACGATCCTTGTACATCGTATCCATGATCTTCGGCAGGAAACCCTGCTTCTTGGTCTTGAAGAACTGATTGTTCGGCGTCAGCGTAACTTCCAATTCCTTGAGCGCAGAAAGATCATGAGTTTGATTTAGCAGAGTCAGAACATCAACCGTAGGAATACCATTGACATGAGTCAGCGTCTCTGGTGAGATGTTGTACTGCATAATCAAGTGCGGATACAGACTGTTCAGGTCAAACGAAGCAACCCAGTTATGCATACCAACGAGCGGATCCTTGACATATGCGCCTTCGTATGCTGCAGCCTTCTCGCCCTGCTTCATCTGAGGAATGACGATCTTGCTCTTCTTCAGATGGTTGTAGATGATGGTATCCCACATACGAACCTGCGAGAACACATCATCATAGTTAACCTTGTTATCGTACGCAAGAGTCAGAGCAAGCTCAATCAACCTGCCCTTATCGTTCAGCTTCTCGACAAGCTCAACGTCCTTGATGTTATACTCGATAAACTTTTGGAAGTCATGCTTGTACAACTCATGAAGATTAGCGAACTCAGAGTAGTCGATCTTCTTCTCACCCAGTTCCATAGAGGCAACATGGTCAAGCCTATACGACTCTTGAGGTGTGAAGCTGTACTTCTTGTACAGATCAAGATAGTCAAGGATGGCGATACCGAAGATGTCGAAGTGAATCTGTACACGATTCATAATCGTAGTCTCGCGCTGGCTCACCTTCTTCCATGGCGAAAGCTTGATCGTGTAGTCCTCGCCAAGAACACGCGTGATACGATTTACGAGATACGGAATGTCAAAGAACTTGACGTTCCAACCAGTGATGATATCTGGATGCGATTCACTGAAGTCATTTACGAACCTAGTCAACAACTCATGTTCGTTGGAACACTTGCTGTACCCAAGGCCAGTCTTATGAGGAGTGTATTCGCCACAGCCATATGTGTGAGTGTAATCACCAGTCTTTACGGTGATGGCTGTAATTTCTTTGTTAGCATCTGCTGGCTCAGGAAAGCCATCATCAGAAGCAACCTCGATATCAAGATAGCAGACCCTGACCTGATCCCTATCCCAAAAGACATCGTCTGGGAATTCATCAGAGATGAACGCATATTCATAACGATTGAGACCATAGATGGGAAACGTATCAACGTCCTTGTATCTCTCGATGAATTCACGCGCATCGTTGATGTTCCCAGGTTCGATGGGTTCAACGTAGTCACCCGAAAGGGTACGCCACTCAGAGCGTCCCTTTGCGGGCACATAAAACGTAGGCCGATACTCTATGCGGCGAGCAACTCGCTTGCCGTCTTCAACACCGCGATAGAGGATCGACTTACCATAGACCAAAACATTCGTGTAGAATTTCACTCTTACCCCGTAATTAGCTGCTTTGGCGGCACAACAATTCCGCCGAATACGCTATTATACTGGTTTGCCATCGCATCGTCAACTTCTTCACACAAAATAATATGGTCGATATCAAATGTAATTGTCTTGTTCTTGCCAAGGTATGGCATGAAAGGCAAGAAGCCCAATGCCGCACGACCATCTGGGCCAGGCTGAATAGCAACTGCAACTACATTCTTGAGTGCGACGACCTTGTCGTTTTCAACTACAACTTCGCCAAGAATTTCTTCACTCGTCGTCAACTTCAATGCTTTCACTGTCATGTTCATATCCTTCTTTTGGTGTCATCTTTTTTGAAAATGCAGGATCCCGTTTCGCAACTGAACCCTTCTTTGCGTATGCTGAAACTTCTTTCTTTGTTACTGGCTTGTCATTCAGATAGTACACATCATCTAACATGGTCCATCTGTCGCCATTACATTTCAAGTACCAGCCCATTGATTCTTCGATTCTGATCTTATGCTGCTGAAACAGCTCTCGAAGCTCTACTATAGTGTGCAAATCAATTACTCCATATCGAACATTTTCTGCTGCCGCAGACCTCAACAACTCGAACTTTGTCTTCTGGGTGGAATCTTGATACTGATTGCGCTTTATTAATTGCACTAATCTCATCAGAAGAATAGCCAGCGTTCATATATCCAAGACGATACGGTGGCGGCATCCTCTCGATTATGTAACTGACATTTTCTTGCTTTCTCTCTGGTTGAGAATATGAGCGATTACTTGTCGGCTCTCTGCGATAAGATGAGCTTGGAACATATTCTTCCTCATACTCATCTTCTTCGTCATCTTCTTCGTCATCTTCTTCCTCGTCTTCATCAGAACCACCATGTTGTTTAACAACATACTTGGCGCACAGATCAGCGAGTTCTTTGGTCTTGTTGTATTCTTGCCGAAGTTCAATATAATTATTGACTACAATATTCAACCTTCTTCTTGCACCAAACAAGAGCAAAACAACTGGGAGATACCCAAAGACGAGAAATAGAATAAAAGATGTTAACAGCATGATTAATTGGTAGCGGGGATGGGAGTTGCACCCATGACCCCTGGATTATGAGTCCAGTGTTCTGCTGCTGAACTACCCCGCAATCCTCTTATTTATTCTTCAGATTCTGATGTATCTGCACCAGGACGGCGCAACTTGTATCCAACATGATTAGCGTGTGCCGCTATAAATGCGCGACGCATAGCACCAGCCTCATGCGCATTTGTCACATGGCCACTTGCCTGTGCCATCGTCAGCATTCGCTTCAGATAGCGAGGTAGCTTCGCCTCATAAAAGTCACTTCGATTAGCCATTATACATTCTCCAAGTTATCAATATAAGATTTCAAATCAACAGTCAACCTATCATAGAATCTCTTTCTGTCATATATCGTCTGTTCATTTATTCTATGGTGTATTCCTCGATCAGCGCGGTGGTCTTCTTCTGTTAGACGATTTTGAACATTTAACTTTCTGTCAATAAACGCTCTGGTGAACGGAGCATAATTCATATGGCATATTGCCAAGTGCGTTGACATCTTCATCGGTTCCCAGTAGTGTCGCCCAACTGAATAAACCGATGTCGAGAGATAATCTACATTATAGTTATGTATGCTTCTCATCCATCTGGTGTTCAACATAACATTGGGCGGATTTAACTGGTTAAACAGTTTAATTGATTCGCCTTGATGTGGGTGTGGGAAATCATTGTTGTAATGCACACCATGAGTTCTCTGTTCTAGAAGAGGCTTGTTGACATCAGGCTCAACCATTTCATGTTCTAATGAGTCGTTCATCAAATGACATGGCATTAACACTTGAGTGTTTTCCGACATCTTGTCTAGCGAGCGAAGATCGCCAATTAAAAACTCAGTGGCGTTTAGTGTGGTAACCCAACTGCCAGGAAATTCATCCAGAAGATCTCGTTCGACCTTGGAGATGATCACATCCCAAAGAAAACATCCTATGGTCTTTTGGTTGATCTTAAGATATCTCCAATTAGGAGCATGAGTCTTGTACAACTCATATGTGTTATCTGTTTCTGTCAGACCAAAGTCAAGAATAACACCAAAATCAAACTTCTTAACATGATGAGGCAACCACCACTGTAGCAGATACTGTTCTGAATCAGTGCTTAATACTGCGATCTTCATAGATACCCTCAACTAAAACATCTTCACATTTACGCCAAAACTTTTCCTGCTGCCCTTCCATACGGATTTGGAAGTTATGGTAGAACAGATCCTTTCCTTCTCTACCATATGTAGTTCCCATACCATAGACTGGCATACCATCAGCAAGCGCCCAATATGGTGGTTGGTTCTTTTCCCACTCATATCTCTGAGGAGCAGTATCATACCGTAATGGCATGACCAAGTCAACTTCAATTCCAACAGCTTCTGCAGCATAAGTATATTCTTCTGCAACATCACCACGTGGTGTTTCATATGCTGAAGGACGCCCCATGCGATCAAAGTTCTCAGCTGAGACAGCAATAGCTGAAGGCGCGGCGAATACATGCTGATTGTTTTCGATGTGGTTGCTGCGCTGAGCGTTTCCGATGATCTTACCCTTTGCTGCTTGCTCTATGTAATAGTCAATAGCATCTTCATGCAAAGGAATAGCATCAATGTCTAGAAAAAGAATGACGTCGCAATCTAATTGCTTTTGGATGTTGAATTCTGGCTTGAATGTTTTGTTTACTCGATTGCCATTTAGAGACCAGAAATAATCTATAGCCACACCATGAGGCATATTGACTTGCATCAAGTAATGCGGATACTTACTCTTATTGAATTTTTCAACCACACTCTTTTGTAGTTGTACTGTTTTATGGCTGATGTTGTTCATAAAGAACGATGCGATACAGGCTTTCATACTTTTCTCCAAGGCAGTTGATTGTTATACCTACGCTTCATTTCAATGTTGCCTTGTGTGAAAAACTCTAGCTGCACTGAATTGACTGAGTTGCCAACAGTATAATTCACAGTATGGTTATAGGTTGACTCGTAGTTTGGTGCTATCTGTCGGAGAACATGGCACATTGCACGATCTACTTCCATCACACCAGGTTCTCTTGCTTTCCTATACCAAATCGGCGAAACCTGAATGGCCAGCTTTAATGGTAAGAAGTAGCAATTAACATCGACGAAATAATCTCTTGGATCCATAACACTTGACCACTTACCTAGACTCTCGCAGTCATCATCACAAAGATAGTCGCCATCCTTGTTAACAATCTTTCGTAGTGAGAAAGCCCAGTCATGACCCTGTTCCATTACTTTGATGCAATCTTCAATATGAGAAGGCTCCAGATACACATCTTCATCCAGATACATCACATAGTCAGACTCACACATATAAGTTGATGCACCATAGATTCTATGGCCATTCCAACGATCTTTACCAAGGGGCCATGGCAGAGTATAGAATATGACCTTATGCATATCTTGCAGATACAGCCTGCTCTCGATATTCTGCACTTTGGTATTGTGTTCGGGTCCATCAATCATCACTAAATGCGTAATGTCCTGATGAGTCTGTCTTGCGACAGACTCAATGTTACGCTTCAGGATTGGATTACCTGTAGTTGCGGTAATTACAGTAACTTTAGCCACGCTTACCCGCCCTCGCTCGGCGTTTCTTCGACCCCAGTTTCGCTCGTCCCTTCCCGATTTTCTTCAATCCTACTTTCGCTGGCATTGATGTAGCTCCTGTTTAGTTGCCAATTATATAGCTGAACCTGATATGCGAAAACTCGCGGCTCATGTATAGGATCAGCCAGCGAGTCTCCAAAATATTCTTTCAGCTTATTGTACTGTGCTTCCACTTCGCCAAGTTCCATCGTCTACCACCTCAAAGTTAAATTGGGAACCATTCACCGTAACTCGTACGAGTGGCACATCTGGATCCGTTTTCAGATAGTCGCGACCACCGTCGATAAACGCTTGGTTGCTACGCTGATAGTCATGACGATAACGGCTCACAAGAACCTCATCAGTCACTGTATCCAGAGCACCAACTATATAGCACTGAAATGCAGACTCGGCGTTGGTGATCAGTACATCGCCATTACGAGTAAACATCCCGAAGTAGTGTGAGTGGCCCTTGGATGTATCAGGATTAGGCTGATAGAATACGTCTACTGGAGTTTCGTGCCAATAGCCATCTTTGCTACTGGTGCACCAATGTCCCATGTACTGAGCGCCATAGTGGCGGCTGATCTCGTCGATACCAGCCTGCGTGAAATGGTATGGTTTCCTACTCAGCCACATTAGTTGCTCCTTAAGAAGTATAAGTTTATCGGCATGCAAACAAATCCAGTTGATCGTCTACAGTCACTTCTTCAGAGAAGATGGTGTGGTCGCCCTGCGGGAAGCAGGCAGCATCAAACGTGCGGAACATCTTATCAAACTTGATCTCGTACAACTCAGTCAAGCCAATCAGCATGTTGGCGATCTGATCCTTCGAGAGTTCGTTCTCGACGATTGCTTCTGTGATAGTCTTGAGGTCGCTGGTGATGTTCCAGGTTCCCATAATCTGTTCTTCAAGGTCATAAAGGCTGGGCATAGTATTCTCCTGAATTAGACAGCGTTCTTTCTGCCAATAGTCTTGGCATCGGTTTCATCGGTAACGTACTGGTACGCGCCCTTGGAATATGCGATAGCAATACGCTTGCTCTTGGCTATAATCGCTTCTCGGACTTCTGGCGCTTCCTTCGCCAAAGACACAGGATCCATAACACTATTGCGCCCAGTGGTGCAAGAAGTGCTAGCCAGAGAAGGATGAGAAACATAGCCAGGGCGGAAGCGGCTGTAATCATATGTCGGCCTCGGCGTTGAAAACTTGGTGGTGATGGAAGAAGGAAGCTTGCGTGCAACCTCTCCCTTCGGCTTGCGGTTCTTCTTATGCTTGAACGAAGAAGCAGCGTAGACTAGCATTAGATCCTCTCAAGAAAATGGGAAGCAACCTTGTCGCGGCACATGCTGGGAATGTCCAGATACGGAAACTCTAGATCATACTTACAGCCCATACCACCCCATGCATTATACTTGAGGAAGTTGCGAAAGTCAAGCAAATGTTCCTTGTTGGACGGATCAAATGTAATCTTTGCAGCAAATTGAATCATCACTCATCCTCCATAATTTCCTTGACCATGAACCGCATACCTGCACCGAAAATGCTCATGATGAAGCCAATCATGTAGAGGCGCAATACATTCATAAATGTGGTTTCGATTTGAATACCGAAGAACCAGTTGAACAGATGAATATACAGAATCGGGATTGCAACGATCCCAACAATGATGATACCAATCGACATGACAATCTTACCAGTATACGACATAATCACACCACCTCGTAGGGCATGTTCCACTTACCGATCTTGACATCAACGTACCAACCGACGTCGAAGTAATCGGACTGAATATCTGAACGATTATGATTGCCTTCGTTCATGGCTTCCAGGACATCCTTAAGAAACTTGAGTGCCTGACCGTCGTAGTGTTCCTGGAACCAATACGGGTTGACGTCGCAGCTGCCAGAAGTATTCGGCACGAAACCGTTCGCGACCTGGTAGTGACTCGACCCACAGACACGGTTGCTGTTGGCGATGAAGTCAATCTTCCCAGACTTGAGCGTCAGGCGCAGCGTAGAGTGGTGGTAGACAGAAAGCGAACCCTTGACGCCATACTTCTTGAGGATGGTCGTAATCTTGGGAGCCAGCTTCTGCTTCTTTTCTTGAGACATGTAAGCCATTACTTGATCACCTTCAGCAATTCACGAGCATCAGAATCCAACTTGCCACCCTTCGCGACGACGTTGTCGATGAGGTCGCGCAGGTAGGGGATTTCGCGACGGAAATCTTCGCTGTCCGCGCCATAATCGCAGTACAGGTTATAGATACCAGCGATTTCGTAGCAGTCGGGGCACAGTTCCGAACCGATCGACTGGACTTTCGTACGACGAGTCATATGGTCGCAGGAAATGCAGCGATAGGTCTTCTCGCCCTTGCGGAAGACATCCTTCCGCTTCGCCTTCGGCTTCGCCGTGGGCTTGGCTTCGAGAGCCGCGAGTTGAGCCTGGAGCCGAGCGAGCTCGGTACGGAGTTTCTTTTCGTTCATCTTCATCATAATTACATTATACCTGATTCGGCTAAAAAGTAAATCGGTAAAACTCTAATGGAATCAATAACTTACACAAGCCCCAGATCCGCGAGGCGAGCGAGGCGGTCTTCCCGCGCCTCGATGCGCTCGAGGCGAAGCTTGCGCCAGGAATATTCCTGGGACTCAGCCACCTCGGCGAACTTCGCCGACGCACTAGCGCGGTCAGAAGCCTCGATCTCAAAGAAGAACGCCTTGTCAAACGCGGTGACCGAGGACCAAGCCAGAATTTCATATATCTTCATCATACAGTCATTATAGCTGAACGGCGAAAAACCGCAATCGGTAAAACTCTAATAAAATCAATAACTTGCGCAAGTCATTGATTTTTAAGGGGTACTTTTGGCTGCAGGAAAGCCTGGACGCCCAGGCGTACACTGAGGCGCTGGGAGGGACAGAATTTGACCCAAACGGATGCAAGTCATTGATTTTATTGGAAACTGGTCCTGGAAGGACCTTGTGCAAGTCATTGATTTTATTTGGGAATCTTTGGGGGACGGGCCACGTGGTGGGTCTGTACCTTGCCCTGTTCCAGAAGCTTGAGGCCATCCAGCGAACGGTATACGTCGGCGAAGTATACGTCACTGATTCCTGACTGTAGGATTAGTTTGGCGCACTCAATACACGGAGCGTGTGATATGAACAACGCTGCTTGGTCGCAGCTGTCGCCATGCTTGGCTAGTTTGGTCAGCGCGTTCATCTCAGCATGGATAACTTCTGGCTTGGTCACTAGCTGGGCTGGTTCAACAACATGTCCGTCATAAACTTGTTCTGGGATTTCAATTTCACACTCATTTGGGAATCCAGCTGGTGTGCCGTTGTATCCATAGGAAAGAATGCGGTGGTCTTTTACAACCACCGCACCAACCTGTAGCCTCTTGGCGTGAGACAATTCTGCTATACGTTGAGCGAGGTCAATGTATAGGTTGATGAACTTTGGCTTCATACACTACCAGTAGAACCGAAACCACCATCTCGTTCACCGTGAGCTTCTGGCGCATGATATAATTCATGCATAAAGACTTCCTCGTTACGAACAACCTCAGCCTGAGCAATGCGTTCGTTGAAGTCAATCTCAGCGATAGCCTTACTCTTATTGGTCATCAGAACGAAAATCTCTTGCTGATAATCAAGGTCGATAACACCTTCAGCATTGACCAGAGTCAAACCTTTCTTTAGCGAAAGACCTGAACGAGCATGAACTCGAATAGAGTATCGCTTCATAATATCTTCTCTAGCCGAATTCGATTGGAATTCGAGTTTGAAGATCAAGCCAGTGGGCAGCATCAGACGATCGCCTGGGAATACACTCAATTTCCTGTTTGTGTTAAGCACACGTTCACAGGGGTAGTTCCACTCATCAAAACCCTTGACCTTGAGTTCAGTCGGGCAGAATCGCAGATCAAAACAAGCTGACATCCCAGTCCCATATGTTGGCATCTGAACGTCAGGATTTATCTTGTAAAATGACAAAGTCAACATACAGTTATTCCTCTCGCTTCTTCTTTCCAATATTGTACTTGGCAACCAACTCCCAGTCAAGCTTTTCCTTATGCGGTAGGATCTTGATCTGGCTCAATGGGGCGATAGGTTCCTTTGATCTGATTGGATCAACCAACTTCACGAGACCCCATTCTGCAATCAGATTAGCGATTGCGTTACGTCTGGCAACATCGTTCTCAGACATATTGCTTGGCTTACCATCTAGAGCAAACAGTTCCTTGAAATGTACGAGGTAGTATTTGCCCTGTTTATGCAGGATGTGACAAGACTGGTAGAGAACATTCTGGTTCTTAGCAGCAACGCCAATACGAGTAAGAGTCTCGCGAACCTTCAGGAAGTCATTTTTTTCTGCCAATTCAATTTCAATAAATTGTTCAACCATGCTAGTCACCTTTTTGTATTCTTTTTCTTAGATCTTTGATCTGATCATCGGTGAGAATACGGAGAGCTTCTAGTGCTCTGGCAGTGCTGTAGCCATAGTATTCTTTTACGACTTCCAAATCATCGGTTTCAGCCTTCTTATGCCATTTGACATAAGGTCTTTTGTAAGGCTTGACCTTATTTAGTAAAAAGTCGTATTTAAGCTTGTTGTCGATATGACCGCACATATTGACATAGTTGGCGTCTAGAACGGTATCTGGATACTGCGACATGGCTCGACCAACCATGAACGCAGGATAAGACTTCTCGTCCTGCTCAGTCAGCATACAGTTCTTCTTGGTCTGAAGAATGCTTGGTATAATCTCTCTGAACAGATCAGCCATCACACATACTCACATTCTGTCATCAGTTCAGTCATGCAAGCAACCAGATTCAACTCATGATCCGCAACGAATGCAGCCTGGTACTGGTAGCGAGCCAGAATCAGCACAGCCTGGGGAATAGAACCCTTGTCCATGTAATCGTACAGGTTATCGTAGATCTTACGAAACACCCTGGCTGCATCATCATGACCATTATCTACAACCCACTTGCGCATAGAGGTGAAGTCCTTGGCCTTGAGAGCCGCGACCAACTCCTTGACGCTGACATCAGCAACTGACGAAAGGATTCCGTTGTCGATCTTACCACTGACCGCATAACGCTGCAGTTCATTTAGCACTCGGCGATAGTCAGGGAAATACTTCTTGACAACCTCAGCAAGAACTGAATTGTCAAAAGGCACATTTTCCTGCTTTAGAATGTTAGCCGCTCGCTTCATAAACTGCGCAGCCATCTTTGGCTTGTCTTCCTTACGAAGCTTGAAGTCGATGACAGCGCACCGAGAATGCAGCGGCTCAATAATCCTGTTCTTGAAGTTACAGGTCATAATGAACGTACAGTTATGAGCGAACTCTTCCATCGCAGCACGCATAGCAGGCTGCGTACTATTCGGATTCAGATAATCCGCTTCATCAATAATAATGACCTTCTTGGTTCCAGTGAACGACATCGACGAAGCATAGTTCTTGATCTTCATACGGAAGGTATCAATACCAGACTCGTCTGAACCGTTGATCATCATATAGTCGCAACCAACCTCTTCACAAAGAGCCTTGGCTACAGTAGTCTTACCAACACCAGCTGTTCCGCAGAGAAGGAGATTGGGAATTTCCTTGCGATCCACGTACTGTTGAAACGTATTCTTTAGATCCTCTGGCAGAATGCAATCCTGCACAGTCTTCGGCCGATAAACCTCAACCCAAAGCATATCAGACATAGTGTAACTCCATAATATAAAGGTTGGGGCGGGGAGGGTGAAGTCCCACGACGAGCAGTCTGGCGGAAGTGCCGTAGCGTACTATAACGCTCGCCCCAAGAAAAATCAAGTATTGTTGGGATTATGTCCAACAATTAATTCATATGTATCACTAACTTCTTCAGCAGCTGCCATCTCCTCTTCAAGATTACGCTTATGGTAGATCTTGGCAAGACGACGAGACAGCTTCTTGTTCATCTCAAACTCATCAGCCATGCGATTGATCACTTCCTTGATCAGATCGCGCTCGGCCTCAATACGAGTGTACGAGTTAGAGATCTCAGAGAGGCAGTTCTTAATGTCCTTCCTCTGCTGTTCATTCAACGTTCTCATAGTATATATCTCCGTTCTTACTCAAACTTCGACTGCGCTGCCTCAATGGCAACATAGTATTCAAGACTACGCGACTCGGCAGTGAACTTTGCCAGACCACGCTTCGCAATCTGCACGGTGTACGTGTCATCAATCATCTTGAAGTTCTCAACCTTCATAACAATCTCAAACGTCTGATCCGTTGCGCCAATCTCAGTCTTGGAAACGTCAGCCGAGTTATCCTTAATGTCCTTCGACACGAAGTATACCTTACTGCCATCACCAACGAAAACGAAATTAGGCGAACCAGAAATGCTTGCCGACTTGCGCTGCCACTCAAGATCAGACTTGCTCAGCTTGAACTCAAAGTCAGGAACGCCGATCGACAGCTTCTTATCGGGAGGCGTGACGATAACGCTAGGCGAGCAATACTTGATATAGTCTGCGCGCTTCTTATCAGCACTGGCGAAGTTAACCTTATCAGCATCAAACGTCAGTTCCGAATCCTTATACAGAGAAAGCTTGGCGAGCAGCTTGTTCAGATCATAGATCGCAAACTCAGTTGGGAACGTGTCGGGCACTTGCGCAGTGGCCAGCACAGTCTTAAGAGCAGAGATCGTAGACAGAGTGTTACCACTCTTGACCTGGATGCTCTGGTTAATCGTGGAGAAATTCTTAAGAATTTCAATAGTCTCAGCACTCAACTTCATAGTATTACCTCACTTGTATCAACGCCATCAATGTGTTTATTATATAAGTTATCAAGCATAATGTCAACTCGTCTTGGCAACTGACTCAGTTCACAGTTGTTATCGAACGCCATGTCAATTTTAGGATGACCAATCCAAGCCCATTCACTGTAATGAACGTCTGGGAAGTTTTCAGCCATGCCATAATAGTTGGCCTTGGTATTCGTTTCATATGCCTTTTCATACCAAGCAACCTTTTCACCTCGGTTTACTTGAACGATCTTACCACCAAGATCACTGATCATCTTGATCTCGTTTGGGAATCTTACATCGGCAATCACATAGTCATTCCAAGGTGCATTTTCAAGTCTCTGTAGCATTGTGTAAACCCACAGATCCTGGTGAAATACGTCACGACCTGCTTCTGTACCCATCAACTGTAACGCTAGTCTGGGAGAGAAATCGCGATTCAGTTTCTCAGACCACCATGAGTCTTTCTGTTCACGCCACCACCTAGATTCATCTGTGTCGCCTTCGAGGAGGCTGCGATCCCAGCCAAAGATGACTGAGACCGCGTCCTTCACACTATTAGCGAAACTCTCTTTGAAGAAACCATGGTAGTCAACTAATGTATCGGCAATGGTTCCCTTACCACTGCCGATTGAGCCGACTAGTCCGATGATCACAGGTTGCCCACGTAATTGGCTACAGCAGGCAGGTCACCAGT